GTCCAACACGGACCAGTACGAATCTGTCCGCGCTTCCGGGCATGAAATAGCACGTACGAGGTCATCCAACCTTCTGCCAGGTAATCCATTCCAAATCAGCGTCTTTAATAGTGATGGGGCATATTCAATATCAGATGATGCATACAATTCGCCACCATACCACTCATTAAAATTAAGATCATCACCATCAACATCTAAATTTACATAGTTCTTAAATGTTTTAACGACGTCATCCGCATGCTCCAGTTTGAAATTATCCAAATTAGTGAAAGCAATTAAAGTATCATCTCCGGCAACAGCTAACTTGTAGTCATTACCATCCTTTATACCAAACAGCCCACTCTTCCGTAATGTGTAGTTAAGACAGATCCAGTTGCACACAGTCACTAATAACGAAGTAAGTGGTGAACCAGATGGGATGCCACGTGTAATTCTATAAATGAAACGTTGCTTGATAGCAACATTCTTATATATAGTACCAGACATGACAAATAAAAATATTTTATCTACTTTACGTGACGGAGGGAAGCAAGTACGAAGTAAACAAAAAGCTGCGACCAAAACATTTTCCATTACAGTGGAATCAAACTTCGACCAGTCTAATTCCAATACAGGAGTGCCAGGCTTGACAAATTGTTTAATCCTGTTCCAACCACCTAATGTGACATCCTGACCCATAAAACACTCGTTTTGCGGGTTCAGCACTGACTCCTTCTTCATGGCCTTTATAATTGGCTGTGCAATAACACTGGCAATTATACTGTTAGGTAGCTCGGGCATAAGCACGACACGTGACTCAGGGGCTTTACCCTTTGACATGTCCTGCTTACGTGCCCTGCCACCAACTGACCATAACGAAGTATCGCAAACTGGCGATTTTGACGTAACAATAGCTTTCCAAATTCGACGTGCAACCAGTAAGCCAGCACCATATGCATTACGCTTAGTAGAACCAAGCTTCTTGCGTGATACTAGACCTGGGTTAGCTTCGGAATTCATTGTTACAGCATTCAACCACCATTTTGGGATCCTAGAATCAATACTTGGAAGTCCAAGTAGGTGAAGGCGATCAAGCGAATAATCAAGTAGTTCATAGACAGACGGACTATGCTTTACTTTGGGGGGCCTACCCATTCTTTCAAGCAGAGACTTATTCGTTGCCCACGAACCTTCAACTAACGTGTACTTACTTAATAGTCGACTAGACTTATCTTTAAGCAGTGCAGGAACGTGCTTTGAGCGGGCGTAACCATCAAACCACCCAAGTGGCTCTCTGAAACGTTGCTTCCAACAGCCGACAGGAAAATCGGTAAGACCAACCCACTTACAACAACTAGTTAGTGGTAACGGCAACATCTTACGTTCAGAGGCAGATAAATGACGTTTATGTGAAAAGGGTCTATTTAGATAACTAATACTCTCTTCAACATAAGGAGCGCCATTAACTACTTTCGGAATGTAATTAGTAATCTTCTTAACATTGACATCAAGATCATACTGTTTACGTTCCACGCCGAATTGCTCAGCAAGTGGTCTCTTGCTTTCCCATGCAGCTTCACGTTCCGCTTTCACCCTACTAGATTGCACTGCGTCTAAGTCAAATGCAGTGTTACGTGACACTTTCCATTTATCTTTGACGCGGTACCAAAGCAGGGCTAAACGATAAGCCTTCTTTTTCGAAACATTATGATAGTCTAAATTAAAAGATCGTTGAAGTCTCCGAAGACGAAAGGGTCCTTAAAGTTACCAGCTTTTAAGTCAGCTAGTAATTTCTTGCGTAACTCCTCAAGTTTCAGAGCTTCATAATCTTTACGTTCATTTTCAGGCTTAGAAAGTATATCTAATTGAGCATCAAGGTCCAAACACGTGACGTTGACCTTAAGTATTTTAACATACTCAGACTCCAACTGTGCTAACTTCTGCGCGGCCTCTTTTTCTTTAAGTTCGATAAAACGGTCAAACTTAGCGGCCTCCTCTGCAATCTCATTACTAACTTGCTTTCTAATTTTGTTAATTTGTGGTAAAACACTAGTAATTTCCTGCCACTCCAAAGGTGTCACACCAGCTTCTTGGAAACTAGCGGGCATAGTTGAAAAAGCAGCGTTTTCGAAACTCCAGTCAGCATACCAATTACGGACTTTTGGTGATAGAGAAATTAGTTTCTGAAAAGTAGTAGCATCAGGTACAATGGTCTTTGATACTTTATTAAACTGTAGCCAAGCTCTGTAAATTTTACTATCTTTTGTAGGATCAAGCATATATTAATATCCATTGAAAAAGCGCCCGACAGATTAGTTGATATTATCGGGGTAAATACGCATATATCGTTGCGACTCAATATAGGTGGTCTGTAACACCACAGATTAAAT